TGAACATAAGTGTGCACATATATTGGAGCTTGATAACGGCAATTATGCAGCTCAGCCTAATAATCGTATTTTGTGGCACATTAATAGCTATACTACTGATAACAGTTGGCCTGACTATAAAGTCCAAAATACTTACTGGGATGCAGAAGATACGGACTTTGTGACTGAGGATAGTGACAACATGTTTTACGAGATGTATGATAAAAAGAAAGAATAATATGAATTTAGAAAAAGATTTAAAATTTGCAAAGAAGGCAAGACAGTTAAAAGAGTCAGCGGTAGCACAACTTCGTAAAAGAAGTAGAGATTCTATAGCTAGACCAAGAGCTGAAAAAAATATAACTACTGAAAACCCACAATTACAGAGAATATAATGTTTGACAAAGTAATGTTTAAAATTTTTGGAGCGTTAGATAAATTTTGTTCGTCTATTGCAAAGTTGTTTATTCCAAAAAGACAAAAGAAAAAATAAATGCCTAAACCAATAAGCATATCTGAAGAAGCTGCTGTACAAATGCCGATGAAGACGGTTGCCTCTTTGATCGCAATGATTGCGGTTGGCACTTGGGCTTATTTCGGTATTCATGAAAAATTAAATCAACATTCAACAAAAATAGAATTAATGACACAAGACTTAGATCAAAACACAGAGTTCAGAATTAAATGGCCAAGAGGTCAAGCTGGATCATTACCTGCTGATCAAGAACAATATATGATGATTGAAGATTTATACAAAACCACTGATCGTTTGAATAAACATATCGACTCAATGGCTTTAAATAAAGTGAACATCGAGTTTTTACAAAAACAAATGGATAAAGTTTTGGTAGATATTGAAAAATTAAAAGATGCGGATAGAGATATCTCATACAAAAACGGACACTCACAATGATAGAAGCTGTAATAGGATTACTTATGTTTGTTAACGGAGAAATTAAAGAGGCCCGTTTGCAAAGTTCAATGGCCGAATGTTTACGCGGCAAGCGTACGGCTGAGAGACAGTATTCAGAAACTGTATCTTATAAATGTTGGCAGGGTTCTGCAGAATTAGAGGAAAATATTGACGGTAGTAAAAGCATAAAAAAATTAATAATAGAATAGGAGACTTATGAATCTTTCACGTAATTTTACACTTTCAGAATTAACAAAATCAGACACTGCAATCAGAAAAGGCATCAACAATAATCCTAGTGCGGAGCAAGTAGAAAAATTAAAAGCATTGTGTGAGAATATTCTTCAGCCAGTGCGTGACCACTTTGGCAGGGTAAAGGTGACGAGCGGTTTCCGTAGCGTAGAGCTGTGCCTAGCCATAGGATCGAGTCAGAACAGCCAGCATGCAAAAGCTGAGGCGGCAGATTTCGAATGTATTGGCGTGGACAATGCTGAATTATTTGATTGGATTAAAAACAACCTTTCACCAGATCAATTGATCCTTGAGTTCTACACTCCAGGCGAACCTAATAGCGGATGGATACATTGCTCATGGGTAGAAGGAACACCAAGAGCATCATACTTGCATGCTTACAAATCAGAGGGTAAAACAAAATATAAACCAATAATGGGAAGTGCAAAGGAGTTAGTATAATGGCAATAAGTAGATCCTCAATGACAAAACAAGTAGAGGGACAAATACGTGGCGCAAAAGATGAAAAGAAAAAGAAAAAAGAAAAATTATACGCCAAAAAATCCAATAAAAAGAATCCTCTCGCTAGGACATTTACTGTTTAAGCCTAAAGTGATACAATCTAAAAAGTTGTACAACCGAAAGAGGCTTAAAGACAATGACAAAACTATGTGCTAGAGGCAAGGCTGCAGCCAAAAGAAAATTTAAGGTATATCCCAGTGCATATGCGAACGCATATGCTAGTAAAATTTGTGCGGGTAAAATAAAAGATCCATCAGGAACTAAAAGAAAAGATTGGGGACCAAAAAAAGCAAATAAAGGTTTATTAGCTAACACAACTGTAACACCTTCAATTACGGCAGAGTCTGGTGTAGAGGGTAAAGTTAATTTTGAAAATAAAGGTTTAGGATTAGGAATTAGTAACAAAAAATTTGGTAATGTTAATTTATCTAAATCCACCAAAAAAGAAAACATGAAGGGTTTTCAAGAGTTAGAAACTAAATCTAAAAATATAAACTATAACAAAACTTTTAATTTAGGAAAATCAAGTTCATTTAATATTAATTTAAACAAAGGTAAATCAAGTAATAATTTTGGTAATGAAACAAAAACTAAGGGTGGCACACTTTCTTTTTCTTATAAATTTAATAAAGGTTCAGAAGCAAAAATTAAAAAAGTTGCAAAAGGATTACACAAAGCATCTGCATTACATAAGAAACAAGCTAATTCATTAGATTCAATTACAAATGCATACCAAGGTAAATTTATAAAACACGATTCAGGTGACATTAATTTATCAAACAAAAGTTCAGTCGATTATTATGGTGATTTATTAAAATGAGTGAGCGAGGCACTTGTTGGGAAGGATATGTCCAAAAGGGCATGAAGAAAAAAGGTGGGAGAATGGTTCCCAACTGTGTTCCAGCAGGTGGTATGAAAAGTGGAGGACTTAAAAAATGGTTTTCAGAGAAATGGGTAGATATTGGAAGCAAACGAAAAGATGGTTCGTACGCACCTTGTGGTCGTTCAAAATTAGCATCGGACAAAAAACGGAAGTATCCAAAGTGCGTCCCTGCTGCAAAAGCGGCAAGGATGACAGACTCACAGAAGCGGAGTGCCGTTGTAAGGAAAAGAAGTAGAGCTCAAGGAGTTGGTGGAAAACCAACAAACGTAAAGACTTTTGCATCTAAGGGTGCGTTTACTAAATTATATTATGGTGGTATGATAGATACATAATGGAAGAAGCAACTGAATATAAAGAATACTTAAAAGCTCTAAGAAAGGCTACAGAGTCTGTCAAAGAGGATAAGGAAAAACAAAAACAAAAACCAAAAATACAAAAACTATCTTGTGGTGGTATGGGTATCGCTATCAAGGGAGGGAAATTTGAAGGAGTAAAGTAATGGCACTTAAAGGTAATCAAAAAAAGTTAGACAAAAATAATAATGGCAGAATTGATGCAGAAGATTTTAAGATGATGAAAAAAATGTCAGGTGGAATGGCAGCAGGCGGTGGTCATAAAAATTATAAAATGACAGGCCAAATTGGCAAAGCCAAGTATGGCAAAATGATGAAAAAAGCATAGGATGAAATGGCAAGTTCAGGAACTACAAGTTTTAATCCATCTATTGATGAGGTCATTGAAGAAGCTTACGAAAGATGTGGTGTAAGAACTAATTCTGGTAATGATATTAAATCTGCTAGAAGAAGTCTTAATCTTTTATTTTCTGAATGGGGCAACAGAGGAATTAATCTCTGGAAAGTAAAATCTAAAACAGAAACTTTAGTTAATAATCAAGTTACATATAATACTCCAAGCGATTGTAATGATGTGCTTGAAGCTGTTGTTACAGTTTCAGGTGGCACTCAACAAACTCTGACTAAAGTATCAAGATCTGAATACATTGCTATTCCAAATAAAACACAAGCTGGAACACCTTCTCAATATTATGTTGATAGACAACTAACACCAACTATTAGTTTATATCTGGCTCCTGATACGAGCGCAGTGACTAATATATTCTATTACTATCTTGCAAGAATTGAAGATGTAGGTGCATACACTAATACAGCTGATATGCCTTTTAGATTTTTTCCATGCATGGTATCTGGATTAGCTTTTTATTTATCACAAAAAATTGCACCTGATAGAATACAAGCACTTAAATTATTATATGAAGATGAACTAAAAAGAGCATTAGAGGAAGACGGACAAAGAACATCTGTTTATATTTCTCCTAATGTTTATTACCCACAAGGATAATTATGGCATATTCGAGAGGTAAATATTCACAATCAATATCTGATAGATCAGGTCAAGCATTTCCATACACAGAAATGGTAAAAGAATGGAATGGTTCATTAGTTCACATATCGGAGTTTGAAAAAAAACATCCTCAATTAGATCCAAAACCACACAGAGCTGATCCTGTAGCATTATACAATGCAAGACCTCAAAGAGCTGCACCTGTGGTAGTTGATTTAAATCCTGCTCTTTGGCCAGGACAATTTACGTCAGATGGTATGCAACCATCTACAGATGCTAATGAAGAAAATAACAAAAGACGGTTACGATCTATAATAGGGAGTGTTACAATAAGTATATCATGACGTTTGCTGAATTATTACAAAAGGTAAGAGATTATACAGAAGTTGGAAGTTCTGTTCTATCTGATTCTATTTTACAATCAATGATTAGAGATGCTGAGCTTCGTATTTTTAGAGAAGTTGATGCAGATTATACAAGAGAATATGCAACTGCAAATTTACAATTAAATTCACCTTATTTAATTTTACCTAGCTCTCCTGTAACTTCATCTACAAGAACATCAATTATTGTTAGATCAATTTATGTATTGGACACTACTCAATCACCTTCAACAAAAGAATATTTAGATAAAAGAGATACAAGTTTTATTTTTGAGTATAACTCAACAGGAGCTACAGGAGTTCCAAAATATTATGCTAATTGGAAGGAAACTACGCTTATTTTGGCACCTACTCCTAATGCTACTTATGAAGTTCAATTAAGTTATATCTACTCACCAGATGCTTTAAGTTCTACAAATACTGAAACTTATGTGTCAAAAAATGCTCCTGACCTATTATTTAACGCAGTAATGGTTCAAGCTTATGAGTTTTTAAAAGGTCCTATGGATATGTACAAAATCTATTCAGACAAGTATAATGTATCTATACAAAGTTTTGCGTTAGAGCAAATGGGCAGAAGACGTAGAGACGAGTATACAGACGGGGTGCCAAGGGTAAAAATACCTTCACCTTCGCCTAATAACTAAAAGATTTATTAAGGAGAAAACACTATGGCAATTACACAAGCAGTAGCCAATTCATTTAAAAAAGAACTTCTAGAAGGAGTTCATGATTTAGAAAATGGTGGCGACGTATTTAAACTAGCATTATACACATCACAAGCAACATTAAGTTCAGCAACTACTTCTTACACTACAGGTAATGAAGTTTCGGCTTCTGGACAGTATACTGCAAAAGGTGGAACTTTAGCATCACAACAAACTTCATTGGCAACAGGCGGAGTCGCAATCGTAGACTTTGCAGATTTATCTTTCACAGGAGTAACACTTACTGCGAGAGGTGCTTTAATCTATAACTCAACTGAAGCTAACAAAGCAGTTTGTGTTTTAGATTTTGGTGCTGATAAAACTGCAACTTCTGGAACTTTTACAATTCAATTTCCAAACTTTACATCGAGCGCCGCTATATTAAGAATTGCATAACTTAGGAGCCCGATGCTATGGCAGAATTAACTTATACAGTTACCGTAGCATCGGGTAACCTTTATGGTGGTGGAACAGGCAACGTCTTTTATCTAGATGGTGCAAGAAATTCTACAGGTCCTGGAACTGTAAACTGGGTTAATGGAGCAACTCTACGGTTTGATCAAAGTGACTCTTCAAATAATAACCACCCTTTAATATTTTCAACTACACAAAACACATCAGGAATAATCTCATCGGGTGTAACTTATTATTTGGATGGTTCCAGTAATCAAACAAATTATACAAATACCACAACCTTCAATGCTGCAACTACCAGATACGTTGAAGTAACTCCTTCATCAGAAACAGATTTTTATTATTTATGTTATGTTCATGGTATTGGCATGGGAGGTATTTTTGATATCACTCAAGAAACTTGGGGAGCACAAGCATGGAATGTTAATTCTTGGGGTAATCAAGATGAAGTTTTTGCATCTCCATCTGCTGTAACTTTAAATACTTCATTAGGAACTGTTGAAGCATTTCCTGAACAAGGTTGGGGTTCAGACACATGGGGTTTTGAAAATTGGGGTGAATCAGCAATAGATGTTACTCTTACAGGATTAGATTTAACAATTGGTTTTGGTGCAAAAGAAGCTTGGGGTACAAGCACATGGAATGCTTCGACAACAGAATGGGGTGGTCCTTTTATTCCAGGAGTAGCTATCGGTCAGCAAGTTCCTGAAACAGGAGAACAGTTAACTTCAACTACAGGAAGTGTAAGTGTAACAGCAGCTACAGAAATTTTCTTAAGGGAAAACCCTTTAAGTGCATTAAATATTTCAGAAGGAAGCGTAGCTGATCGAACTGATGTTTTTCCTACAGGACAACAATTATCTGCAAATCTTGGAACAGCTGTTGGGCAAAATGAACAAGGTTGGGGAAGAGATGCTTGGGGTGATGAAGTTTGGGGTGCAGAAGGTGATTGGGGATTTGTTGATGTAACAGGTGTTTCATCAAGTATAAGTTTAGGAAATGAAAGCACTGATGTTTCTGTTACTGTAGAGCTGTCCGCACAAAGTACTCCAGGCTGGGGTGCAGTTATTGGTTGGGGTGCCCAATCTTGGGGTTCAGCAACAACTAATATGGGTATGTCAATGTCTGAAGGAACTGTTGATCCTGAACCAGATACAGACATCACAGGAAATCAACTAAATTCGACAACAGGCACAATATCTATTACTGCAAATGCAAATTTAACTTTAACAGGTCAACAAGTAAGTATTTCACTTGGAAATGAAGACGCTACACCTAATACAATAGCTAGTCCTTCTGGTATTCAATTATCTTCAGTTATGGGTGTACCTACAGCAGGGTTAAGTGTTTTAGTAACACCTACTGGAGTGACAAGTAGCTTTTCAACAGGTATAATAGGAGTTAATACATGGGCTTTAGTAGACCCAGGAGTAGCACCAACTTGGAAACTAGTAGCCTAGTTGACAAGGAAGTGCAATAGAAATAAAATTAAGGTATTTAATAAAGGATAAAAATTATGGCATCAAGTTATTCAACAGATTTAAAATTAGAACTTATGGTAACTGGCGAAAACGCTGGTACATGGGGTGATAAAACAAATACAAACTTAAATTTAGTACAACAAGCAGTAGCAGGTTTTGAAGCTATCGATTGTGCATCATCAGATGTAACTTTAGCAATGACCAATGGAACATTATCAAATGCAAGAAATGCTGTACTTAAATTAACAGGAACTTTAGCAGGAACAAGAGTAGTAACTTGTCCAGATGGAATTGAAAAAACTTACATCGTGCAAGACTCAACAACAAGATCTGGAAACACTTTAACTTTTAAAACAGCGAGTGGTACAGGTGTAACTTTAGTTGCTGGAAAAACTCACGTAATTTATGTTGACGGAACAAACGCAGTAGATGTATTTTTCTTAAAAGATATCGTGGAAGATACTTCACCACAGCTTGGTGGGGATTTAGACACTAATGACAACAATATTAAAATTGATGATGCTCATGGAATACAAGACGAAAACGGTAATGAACAAATTACATTTCAAACTACAGCATCTGCAGTAAACCAAATTGATGTAACTAACGCTGCAACAGGTAACGCTCCGAGCGTCACTGCAACGGGTGGTGATTCTAACATTGATTTAAGTTTTGCTGGAAAAGGTGTAGGAAGAGTATCGTTAGGTGCTGCAAAAATTCAACAAACTGCTGAAAAAGTTACTACTGAAGCAACGGCTGCTACAGGAACAGTAAACTATGATGTAATTACTCAAGCAGTTTGGAACTTCACTACAGATGCTTCAGGAAACTGGACATTAAACATTAGAGGTGATGGATCAAATTCTTTAAACTCAATTATGGATACTGGAGAATCTTTAACAGTGGCTCATATAGTAAAACAAGGTGGAACAGCTTATTACAATTCAGCTGTACAAGTAGATGGCTCAGGAGTTACTCCTGAATGGCAGGGCGGATCTGCACCATCAGCAGGTAATACTAATTCACTTGATGTTTATTCTTATACTGTTATAAAAACAGCAGATGCAACATTTACAGTTTTAGCATCTCTCACACAGTTTGCGTAATAATATAGGAGGAGAAAGATTATGCCAATTATAGGAACATTTGGAGCAGCATCAGCCTCAGGTTTTGGTTACAGTAAAGGCGGAGTAGCTTTTGATGTTGACTATCTCGTTATTGCAGGCGGTGGCGGTGCCAACTGGATTTTTTCTGGTGGTGGCGGAGCAGGCGGCTATAGAACTTCATATCCAGGTGGAACAAAATTAACTATAACAGAAGCAGAAACGACAATCACTATCGGTGGCGGTGGTACAGGCGGACAAGCTGGTAACTCAGGGGATGGAACTCCTGGAGTAGCTTCAAGCATAGGAAGTTTTGCATCTAGTGGCGGTGGTAAAAACGGATCGCCAGGTGGATCAGGCGGAGGAGGTCCTGGAGGGACAGGAAACGCTGGAGGATACACTCCACCAGAAGGAAACAGAGGTGGTTTACAGCCAGGCTTTGGTGGACAAGCTGGTGGTGGTGGAGCCAATCAAGTTGGATCAGATGGACAATCTCTTGGCGGTGGCCAAGGGGCAGGTGGTCCAGGTGGAGCAGGATCAGCTTCTTCCATTACAGGTTCGCCAGTAACTAGAGCTGGAGGCGGCGGAGGCGGTGTTTATTGGCCAGGTTACACAGGTGGATCAGGCGGATCCGGAGGAGGCGGAAACGGTTCTTCTAGACCAGGTTCTGCAGGTCAGCCAGGCAGCACCAATACAGGAGGCGGCGGAGGTGGCGCGAATGAGCAATACCAAAACGCTGGAGCTGGAGGAAGCGGTATCGTAGTATTAAGATATCCAACATCTCTTGCACCTAGATTAGCTGTAGCTCCTGGAACTAATACAACAGCAACTGATGGATCAGATACGTATGCAACATTTACGGTCTCTGGTACATTAACTTATACGTAGGATTTATGGCACATTTTGCAAAATTAGATGAAAACGATATCGTAGAAAAAGTTGTAGTAGTTGGAAATGATGTTCCAACAGCAGCTGGACCTTTAGGTGAAAATGATATGCACTCTGATGGTGAGAGCTATTGCCAAAATTTATTTAAAGGTGGAGTTTGGAAACAAACTTCTTACAATAATAATTTTAGAAAACAATACGCAGGTGTAGGAGATACTTACGACTCTGTAAAAGATAAGTTTATTAGACCTCAACCTTATCCTTCATGGACTTTAAATGCTGATGATGATTGGGAGGCACCTGTTGCATATCCAACAGTTCAAAACGTAAACGAAAATATTCAATTACCTGTTAAAGAATGGTCAGAAGATGATCAAACTTGGAAATCTACAGGAACAGACTCTAATAATTATCTTTGGAATTCAGCTACTTCTAGCTGGGATTTAGCATAAATCTAGACTTTATATTTATATATGATATGTATCGTACTTACAAAGTATGATTTGGCCAACTGTTTGTATAGATAATTTTTTTGATAACCCTGATAAGGTTGTTGAAGTAGCCAACTCTTTTCCCTATGAAAAAGATAAAACAGGTAAATGGCCAGGAAAAAGATGTGAGCACGTTGGTAATCTTCATTATGAATTATTTCTTTATTCAAGTAAAAAAATAGTAGCTTCAATATTTCCAAACGAATATAAAAATTTACAATGGAACTGTTCTCAATTTTTTCAGAAAATAAAACCAGAAGATCATAGAGGACCTGGTTGGGTTCACAAAGATGACCAAGCAGAATTTACTTGTATTATTTATTTATCTAAAAATCCAAATAACGGAACATCTTTATTTAGTAATAATAATTTTTTTAATTATAAGATGGATAAAAACACAACTGTTAAATGGAAATATATAAAAGAAAATAAAACATCTAGTTCAAAAATTTATCAAAATGCATTAAAAGATAACAATTCTAATTTTACAAAAACATGTTCGTTTAATTCTATTTACAACAGAATGATTTTATTTGATTCAAATCAATCTCATGGAGTCGATAATTTTGACAATGATGATAATGAAGAAAGACTTACTTTAATTAGTTTTTTTTATGATTTAAGTAGGACTGATGGTTCATTATTAAAAAAACATGGAACAGAACACAAGAGAATATAATGCTTTTAAAAGAACACTATTGGTTTTTTGAATCTGTTTTGCCAAATAAATTTTGTGATGAAGTTGTAAAACTAGCTAAACAAAGAAAATTAAATTTAGGTAATATTGGAAAATACACTGATTTAAAAAGAAAGCTAAATAAAAAAGAAATCAAAGATTTAAAAAAGAAAAGAAATTCAAACATAGTTTTTATGAATGATAAATTTCTTTATGATGAAATATGTCCATACATAACTATAGCCAACTCATCTGCTAAATGGAATTTTGATTGGGACTGGTGTGAATCTATTCAATTTACTGAATATAAAAAAGGTCAACACTATGGATGGCACTGTGATTCTTTACCTGAACCCAATAGTTCTTCAGATATTAATTTTAAAGGTAAGATAAGAAAGTTATCATGTATTATAAGTTTATCAGATGCAAGCGATTATAAGGGAGGTTTATTAGAATTTGACCCTAGAGACTATGATCCTATAACCGAAAAACCCTCTAGTAAAATTTTAAAATGTAAACACCTACAGAAAAGAGGTTCTATAGTTGTATTTCCATCTCATGTTTGGCATAGGGTTAAACCTATAACACAAGGCATTAGACACTCTTTAGTTATATGGTGTTTAGGATACCCTTTTAAATAAATGTATTTTGAAGAAAAAGAATTTTTATCTAAAAAAGAATGTAAAGAAATAATAAATATCTATAAAGATAATTTAGATAAAACTTATATTCATGGTTCTAAAACTACAGGAACCAAACCCTTAAAAATAAAAAACATACATTATTCTATTTTTAATAAAATATTAAATGTTATTGAGAATAAATATGTAAAAAAATTTTTTAATAAATGCGTGCTTTCAAATTATGAAATAGTGTTATGGCCTAAGGGTTCTTATATGAATTCTCACTATGATGAGGGAGATGAATGTGGATTTTTTATATATTTAAATGATGATTACAAAGGAGGGGAGACAGAGTTGGTGGGCATTAAAAAAATTAAACCAGAGGCTGGTAAGTTAATCTTGTTTAAAAATGGAAATATGTTACATAAGGTTAATAAAGTTAAAATAAAAGAGAGATACATGTTAGGAGGCTGGTACGTATGAATCAAATGCAAAATATATTTGGAGTTCCATTGTTTATAAAAAAACTTGATTGTGATGGACAAGATATAAAAATAAGAAAAGGAATAAAAAGCATTAATAAAAAATTATATGCTTTAGTTAAAAAATTAGAAAAAAAAGAAAAACACTTAAAAACAGAATTTAGTAATTTAGGGGGTTTTCATTCTAAACCTTTACTAAAAAATAAGTTAGCAGAAGAATTTGTAAAATTTATACAGCCTATGGTGTACGATAATTTAAGATTGTTTCATTTTAAAAATGATATTCAAGTTACTTTTGAAGAACCTTGGTTTATTATAAATAGAAAAGGACATGAAAATCATATGCACACTCATAGTGGCAGTGACTTTAGTATTGTCTTTTATGTTAAAGCTCCAAAAAATTGTGGAGATATAACTTTTTATCAAAACTCCTATATCAATCATGGGTGTTCTTATTTTAATTTTGAAATGACAGCACAACATGCTTTGAACTCTATGAGCTGGAAAGTAACACCAGAAGAATCAATGATGGTTATGTTTCCAAGTTATTTACAACATTCTGTAAAAGAAAATCTATCAAATGAGGAGAGAATTAGTTTTGCTTTAAATATAAAACTTAAAGAAATCAAATGAGTTTTAAAGAAGATGGATACAGCGTAATTAAAAAAGCTTTAGATAAAAGTTTAATACATTTTTTAGATAAATATATATCTTTAAAAAAAGACATATTTACTTTCTTAACCAATACAAAATCTGTATCTCCTTTAAATGAAGATTATGGAAGTTGGGGTGATTCGCAAATTCCAGATAAAAAAATATATAATCTGTACGGTGATCCTGCTTTAGATATATTGTTATTAATTTTAAAAGATAAAATGCAAAAAGAAGTAGGATGTCCTTTAATAGAAAATTATAGTTATTGTAGAATTTATATAAAAGGAAATGTTTTAGAAAAACACACAGATAGAAAACATTGTGAATTTTCTACTACTTTAAATATTGCAGGAGATCCTTGGCCTATTTTTATTAAAAATAAAAAAAGTAAAAACGTACAAGTGAATTTATTACCTGGAGACATGTTGGTCTACAGAGGATGCGATCTAGAACATTGGAGAGAACCTTTTACAGGAAATAAATGCACTCAAGTTTTTCTACACTTTAATAAAAAGAACAAAAACAATATAAAAAATAAATATGATACTAGACCTACTTTAGGTTTAGGTTTGTATTACAAGGAGGATAAAAGTGGAACATAGACTAAAACAATTAGAAGAAGAAAATCTAGATTTAAAGAGTAGACTGAATATGGAAACGGAAGTTAAAAAATCTGAAGTAATGTTAAATAAAGAATTAAAAGAAAGAATAGAAACATTAGAACTTCAATTACAAACTGTTTTAAAAATAAACGAAGAATTTTGTAACAAGGTTGCAAAGTTAAGAAGGATTAATAAAGAGCTTATAGATAAATGTTAGAAACCATAGTTCATGAAATACTTCCAACCCCTGTTGGAATAACACCCTTAAATATTGATTTAAAAAAATTAACTAAGGTATGTTATCAAGAAAAGAAAAAAGGCGGTAGAAAGTTTAGTAACAGAGGTGGCTGGCAAAGTTTGGATATAAAGATAGAAGATAGAATATTAAAAGAACTTTGCAATCAAATACTAACTGTAGCAAATGAATTTAAAAAATTATATGCATTAACTAAAAAATTAGAAATATGTAATTTATGGATAAATATAAATAACTATAAAGATTATAATGTAACTCATACTCATCCTAAGTCTTTATTTTCTGGTGTTTTTTATGTTGTGTGTCCAAAAAATTCTGGGTCAATAGTTTTTGAAAGAGACATAGAAGTTGGATGTTATATAGATCAAAGAGAACAATGTTCTGAGTTTAACAAATACAATTCTACTATTTGGAGTTTTAATAATGTCGAGGGTGAATTATTACTTTTTCCATCGTGGTTAAAACATAGAGTTGAAGCAAACTTATCTAAGAAAGATAGAATATCTATTTCATTTAATATTTCAACTTATGAATGATAATTTTAAAAATGTATTAGAATACATCGCAAGAGAAGGTGAGATGTATGACACATACGCAACAGCTTTATTTATGTATTCGCTATTAAAAATGAAAAAACCTCAAAACTTTATAGAGTTTGGAACTGGTTTAGGTTGCACTTCTTTTATGGCAGCTCAAGCATTTAAAGAAAATGGTTTTGGTAAAGTATATACATTTGATAACGGAGAACATTGGAAAGGATATGGAAAAGAAGGAACATATAAATCTTTTATAGAAAACAAGATTAAAGAATTAAATATAAGTAAACAAATTAAATTTGAGTTTGGAGATATTTACATGAACAAACTTAAAGTAAAAAAATTAGATTTTATATTTTTTGATTTTTATAAAGAACCTTTAGCTTTATTAGATATGTTTGCTTCTATTTTACCTAAAGTAAATAAATACTGTAATGTTTTTGTTGATAGTGCACCTTGTTTTTGGCCTGCATACAGTATGTTAACAATGTTAGTAGAGACTTTACATAAAGGAAAAATACCTGAAACTATGTATGAGCTATGTCCAGAAAAAGATAAACTAAAACATTTAGTGTCTACTAGTAAATTTACTTTATTAAACATAAGAAAAAGAGATAACAGTGCACATCAAAATGGAATCGCTTGGATAAAAATAGAACCACAAGATGTTCTTGTAAGAAGTTTGAAAAATGAAAATCATACCTAATTTTTTAGATTCACAAAATTTTTTAGAGCTTAAAGAAAACATGTTAGGAGCTTATTTTCCATGGTTTCTTGCAGAGGGAGTAGTTAGAGCGGGCGATAATCAATTTCAATTTATCCATAATTTTTATAAAGCAAATGAAATTACAAGTCCTTTTTATAAATTACTTTTACCTGCTTTAGATAAAATTAAACTAAGAGCATTAATTAGAATTAAAGCTAATCTTATATATAGAACATCAAAAATAGTAGAACATGGTTTTCATATAGACAACCCTCTTAGAAAAACTACTAAACAAAAAACGGCTATTCTTTATATAAACACTAACAATGGTTATACTAGATTTAAAAAATCTAAAGTTCGCAGTGAGGAAAATAAAATGGTAATATTTAATTCTAAGGAAGAACACACAGGCAGCTCTTGCACTGATCAAGAGTTTAGAGTGGTAATTAATTTTAATTATTATGATACAGACTCTTAAAATAATACAACAAAATCACAAACAATTTTATAAGGATTGTTTAATAGCCAAAGAAAGATTTGATATTAAGTTTCCTAATCAATCCTCAACCTGGAATTATCAAGTGTATAACATATTTAATTTAACCTTTGGGTCGCCTTACTTCTATGAGTTATTTTTTGAATTAAAAAAACAAATAAGAAAATATTTAAAAACAAAAGAACCTTTGTGGATGCAGGCCTGGTTAAATTTTCATCAAGAAAATGAAGTCCTAGATTGGCATCATCATGAAAACTGTAGATGCCATGGATATTTATCTATCAATCCAGAATCAACAAAAACCATATTTGAGGATCAAGAAATAAAAAATAAAATAGGTCTTCTATACATTGGTCCAAGTGATAAAAGACATAAAGTTGTTGTTTTAAAACCATTTAAAAAGGTTAGAGTTACCATAGCCTTCGACGTATTTAATATAATGGATTATAAAGAGGTGTGTAGAAAATATAATAAAAACATCAATATATCTTTGATACCAATTTAATACTGTTAAAATAACCAAAAAGATATCTATTTACCTTAATCTTTATAGATATACCCTTATGGTGTATAATTAAGTCATGCCTTTAACAAAAGTACAATTTGCACCAGGATTTAATAAACAAGCATCTGCTTCGGGAGCTGAAAACCAATGGGTAGATGGCGACTTCGTTAGATTTAGATATGCTATGCCCGAAAAGATCGGTGGTTGGTCTGAGATTATGGACAAACAACTAATAGGTGCAGCAAGAGCCTCACACAGTTGGGCTGATCTAGAGGGCAGAAGGTATATCGCTTTTGGCACAAACAAAATTTTGTATGTTTATGATGGCGATGATTATTATGACATCACACCTTTTAATCCATCTTTAGCAAAAACAGGATGTGATATTACAACCACAAACGGTTCTAGAACGGTTACAATTACAAGTCCCACGAACCACGGCCTCGAACCAGGTGACATACTTACATTTGAAAATGCTGGATCGTTTACAGCTGGACAAACAGCTTACGTAGCTTCTGATTTTGATAATGTATTGTTTGAAGTTCAATTAGCACCTACCAATACTACATTCACCATATTAATGCCGTCTGCAGAAACAGGAACAGGAGCAACAAACGATGGAACACTAGATTCAAAACCTTATTACAAAATAGGGCCATTACAACAAGCTTTTGGTTTTGGTTGGGGCACAGCCTTATGGGGTGGATCAACTTGGGGCACACCGAGAACAACTTCAGACGCAGTGTTAGATCCTGGAGCATGGTCATTAGACAATTATGGTGAATTATTAATAGCAACTATTAAAAATGGTGAAACATTTTCTTGGGATCCAAATTCAGGTGTTTCTAATAGAGCAACGATAATAACAAATGCTCCTACCAAATCCGTGATGAGTATGGTCTCAGATAGAGACAGACACTTAATTATTTTGGGAACAGAAACAACAATTGGTAATACAGCGACACAAGATAAAATGTTTATAAGATTTTCAGATCAAGAAACACTAACAGATTACACAGCAACATCCACAAACACAGCAGGTTCTTTTAGAATTGATAGCGGAACAAAAATAGTTGGAGCTGCAAAAGCAAAAGATTATATATTAATTTTAACTGATACTTCAGCTTATTTAATGCAATTTGTAGGACCACCTTTTACATTCAGTATAAGACAAGTAGGATCAAATTGTGGTTGTATGGGTCAAAAGTCAATTGTTTATGCTAATGGTGCTGTGTATTGGATGTCAGATTCAGGTGGGTTTTTTATATTTGATGGTACAGTAAAAGCTTTACCTTGTTTGGTAGAAGATTTTGTTTTTCAAACAAATGATAGTGCACCAGGATTTAATTTTATAAATGGTTCAGAATTAACTTGTGCTGGGCACAATGGTTTATACTCTGAAATTACTTGGTTTTATGCAAGTAACAGTTCAAATTTTATTGATCGAATGGTAACTTATAACTATGCTGAACAAACTTGGACAACAGGTTCTTTAGCGAGAACCACATATGAAGACAAACATGTATTTGAAGATCCTATAGCAACAGAATTTACAAGCTCTCTTGCTCCTACAACTCCGACAGTTCAAGGAGTATCTAATGGAGCTTCAAGAGTATTTAATCATGAAAAAGGCACTAATCAAGTTTTAGCTAATGGTACAACCACTGCTATTAATGCATTTATAAAATCAGGTGACTTTGATTTAGATGCTCAAGGAGACGGGGAGTTTTTTATTAAAGTAAGAAGATTTATTCCTGATTTTAAATATATTAATGGAAATGCAAAAGTAACTTTAGAATTGAGAGACTATCCTGCTAATGTTCAACAGGGTTCTCCTTTAGGGCCATTTACAATTAACTCAACTACGGATAAGGTAGACACAAGAGCAAGAGCTAGATTAGCTGCTGTAAAAATTGAAAATGATAGTACAAATGAAAGTTGGAGATTTGGTCAATTTAGATTTGATATACAACCTGATGGTAGAAGATAATGGCTAAAGTACAAGTATTTTTACCTGAACCACCAAAAGAATTTAATACTGATTCTTTCAGACAAATAAATTTAGCTTTGGAAACTTTACAAAATCAATTAAACACTTCATACCAACAAGATCAAAAAAACGATAACGAAGCTTTTAATTATTTTTTATCATGACTATACAATATAAAAATCAAGGTTTTAAACAGACCGATACAAGTAAGACAACTGCACTCACATGTCCTGCGAACGCAACAATTATTATAAAAAGTATTTATGTTGCTAACAACGATGCGTCATCAGCTATTTTAGTTAATATGAATTTAGTAGATTCTTCTGATTCTAGTGCTGAGTATGAGTTTTTTAGAGATGATGTCCCAGCAAAAACACAAGTTAATGCTACACCACAAACTTTAAATCTTGAGGCAGGTGATGCAGTTACAGTTACAGCAGCTACAGGAAGCAGTAAAATTCAAGGTGCTATTACTTATGCACTCATAGATAGATCTCAAGAAAATGGCTAAACGTAAATTTATAAATTTTACACCAAGACCAAAACCTCGTAAGCGACCACGACGGCATACAAAGAGACTTAACAAACACAAGAAAAGATGTTATAAGAAATACAACCGACAAGGACGAAAACAATGACACAAAAAACAGTCATAATTAATGGCGAAGAAGTTCCTGTAATTCCAGCGAAAGCGGAAGAGGAGATAAAGAACAAAAGAACAGGTAAAGTATATGCTAGCAAAGATGATTTTGATAATGATGTTGCTGATTCCAATACTGATACTGTTGCTGATGATCTTCAAATTAACCAAAAAATAACAGTTGCATCTCTTACAGTATTTGGTAAAACCAAATCATAATGCAACCAGCAGGTGGAACCGAATTACAATTAGCTTATCTTAAAAAGTATGCGAATCAAGGTATACTAGATTCTGTACAGATAACTACATCTATACCAGAAAAAGAACCTTTAGATCCTATTAGAGCAAATATACTTTGGTTAAAAAATTCTTATGATCAACCTAACCTAGCCCCTTGGTTTCAAAATAAAGAGAATCATTCTAAATATGATTGGTATGTTTTTAATAGTCATTGGAGCTATGAAAAATATCGTATGTTTTTTAAAATTCCTGAAGATAAATGTACAGTTATAAAAAATGGAATTGACTATGAAGAATTACTATTAAAAACAGATTTTACACCTAAGAAAAAATTAAAAATGTGTTACATCTCAACACCCTGGAGAGGATTAGAAGTTGCTTTAGCAGCGATGGACTCATTAAAAGATAGAGATCCAGATATTACTTTAGATGTTTATTCGAGCACGATTATTTATGGAAAACAGTTTCATAATCAAAATGATAAAGAATATTTAGACCTTTATCAAAAAGCAAAAGATTTACCTAATGTAAATTATATGGGTTACTGTGATCATAAAACCTTAATGGGAAAATTAAAAGAATATGATGTAAATTGTTTTCCTAGTATATGGGAAGAAACATTTTGTATATCAGCTATGGAATCATTAGCAGCTGGTCAATTATTAATAACCACGGATCTCGGTGCATTGTTTGAAACCTGTGCAGAGTTTCCTATCTATATTCCTTTTACAAGAGATAAAGCTAAATTAGCTCAACAAGTAGCTGAATGTTGTGTCGAAGCAAAAAAGATATTACAAAATGATTTAACTAATGTATTTAAATTTCAACAAGAATATTATAAAAGATTTTATGATTGGCGAAACACTGCTAAAAATTGGGAAAGTTTTTTAAGAGGAGTAATTCATGTCCAACGAAATAAATAAAAATCATATGATGGTCTGCACCCCTGTGCATTCTGAAGTTTCAATTCACTACATGAAAGCATGTTTAGATTTACAAAAAGAATGTATTTTAAATAAAACAAAAATTACATTTCAATTAATGAAGTCATCATTAGTTACACAAGGTAGAAATTTGTGTGCTTCTGCATTTATGAATTCTGATGCAGATCAGATGTTATTTATAGATTCTGATATTGAGTTTAGTACAAGATCGGTTTATAGATTGTTTAAATCACCTCACGAAGTATCTTTAATACCTTATCCAATGAAACAAAAGACAGATGCTAAATTTAGAAAAGATTTTGAAACAAGACCTGATGATAGTATTCACAGTATGGGACATTTGTTTCCTATAGAAATACCAGATACAAATGACATTAGACCTAAAGATGGTTTTATAGAAGTATCTAAAGGACCTACAGGTATGATGATGATTAAAAGATCAGCATTTGATAAATTGAAAGAGCATTATAAAGAATTGATTATAAGTCAAAAGACATTAGTCAATGGAGAGCTTATAGATAGACCTAACTATTATAACTTTTTTGACACTTATTGGAGTCCAAAAAATAAAACGTACATGGGTGAAGACTTCTATTTTTGTAAATTATGGACATCAATAGGTGGTAAAATTCATGCTTTATGTGATGAAGAAATAAGCCATATCGGTGAATATAAGTATTCAGGCAAAGTCAAAGACGAATTCTATAAAGTTGACTGATATTGAAGAATAGCTCTATATAAGTTAAAATACCATAATAACTAGTTAAAATTATTATTATGGATCCATTAACAATAGCACTTGCAACCTTTGGTATACAAAAACTAAGAGGTAAATCAACTAAACGATCATTAAGAGATGCTGCAATAGCAGGCGGTATCGGTCAATTTGCAGGTATGGCAGGTGTTGCTCCTTTTCAAGCCTTTGGTAAAGCAAGTTCAATGCCAAGTATGTTTGCTAGTGGAAACTATTTAGGACAACCCTCTGCTGCAAATATAGCAAAAATGGGAGCTCCTGAACTTTCAATTGGTGAACAAGTAGCAACAGTTCCTGCAAATATAGGAAGTGGTATTCAAAGATTAATAGGTGAACCAGCAGTTAAGAATCAAGCAGGAGATATTGTCGAAAAAGGATCTGGATTTAGAGGATTAGGCACAGGAGAAAAATTAGGTTTAACTTTAGCAGGAACAAGTTTATTAGAGAAGGACGAAAAAGTTGAAATGCCTGAAGGCACAAGACCTGAAGATTATAAAAAAGCAAAAGAAGAAGCTGATAAACAATTAGCAAATATTTTAGATACTTACGATTATGAAGGAGAAGCTGCAGGTATATCTCCTTATTCATATCAACAAGGTAATACATTATTTACATTTCATAAAGGTGGAATAGCAGAAGTTAAAAAATTTAATACAGGTGGTATAAACTATTTACCATCAAAAACAGATCATGATGAAAAAGATTACAACAATTATGTGAGAGCAGAAGGGTATGTAGAAGATGGGTCAGGCAATGGAGATAAAGACGAAGACACAATGTTAGCTCAATTAGCTGATGGTGAATTTGTATCTAGAGCTGATGCTATTTTAGGTGCTGGAATTATGGAAGGTGCTAACCCTAGTAGTTACAAAGATATGAGAAAAAAAGGAGCTGCTTTCTTTTATGGTCAGCAAGCTAAATTTAAAAGAATATTTGATTTATTAGATGCGGCCAGAAAAGAAACAAATTAGAAAAGAGGTCGGTGTATTATACATCGAACCAAAAAAACTTGATGAGTATTGGAATCTTGTTGAGTTTATGTTGAGGGAAGGTTTGAAATATGATGGTGACCCCATGGATATTACAGATCTTCATGAAGGATTAAAAAAAGGAGCCTTTCAATTATTTATAATGTTTGGTTCCGATGACGGCATAAAGTACAAAGTATTTGGTGTCTTTGTTACAAGAGTAGTAGAGTTACCAAACTTTAAACAATGTGAAGTCATATTATTAAAAGGAGAGAAACGAGAGTTATGGCAGGACGAAGCAGCAGAGACTATCGAGAATGTTGCAATACAAAACGATTGCAAAAGAATAGCAGTGCATGCAAGACCTGGATGGCAAAAGTTTTTAGAAGGTAAGCAATGGAAAGTAAAAAGATATTTATATACAAAGGAGTTAACATAATATGAGTTTCATCTTCGGAGGAGGAGGTGGTGGCGGCGGAGGCGGCTCCACTTCAGGAACACAAGTATCGATAGCTAGAGAAGCACCAGAAGTAGAAAGCCGAAAACTCGCACTCTACGATCAGGCTGCTAAACTTGCAGAGAAACCTGTGGGCATACCTGCGTTTCAAGTTGCAGGACCAAGCGGTTTAGAACAAGCTGGGTTTATGCAAGCAGGACAAACAGGTGTAGGTCAGCAAGCTGTTGGTGCAGGTATTGGTTCTGTATTACAATCATCAATGGGACCTAACATAGGTCAATTTTTAAATCCTTATCAACAATATGTTACTGATGAAATTGCAAGACAAGGACAGATGGCACAAAATCAATTATCTTCTCAAGCAATTGGTGCAGGTGCATTCGGTGGTGCTAGAGAAGGAGTACAAAGAGCAGAATTACAAAGAGCAACACAAGCAAACATTGGTCAATCTTTAGCGCAAGGTTTTCAAAGTGCAGCAGGCTTGGCAGCTCAGCAACAAGGTTTACAGCAACAAGCTGGTCAATTGTTAGGAGCTTTGGGTGGCCAACAACAAGCAATGCAACAAGCTGACATAGCAAGTTTATTACAAGCAGGTGGTGTACAAAGAGCACTTGGCCAACAAGCTTTAGATGCTCAAAGACAAACACAGTTAGCTAGATCATATGAGCCTTATCAAAGATTAGAATTCTTAAAAGGTATCATGACTAATTTACCAACATCACAATCAGCCGTTACAGCAACCACGGCACCAGGAACTAATCCGTTTGCTCAGGCTGCAGGAACAGGAATTGGTGCGTATGCTGCTTATAATATGGCACAAAGGAGATAAGCAATGGTAGCTTTTGTACCTTTTTTAGGAACGCTGATGAATGTAGGTCGTGCAGGGCTTGGTGCTTTCCGTACAATGCGTGGCATAAGGGCGGCGAGAGCAGCCCAAGGTATGCCTATGGGTTATCAAAAAGCATTAGGTACTTCAGGTGCAGGTTTAGGAAAAGGAACTTCAGGAACAGGTCTTCAAGGATTAATGGCTAGAGGAGCTAAAAAATTTCCAGGTGCAACAGGAAGTACTGAATTAGGAACAGGTTTATTACTTGGTGGTGAAGGTGTTGGAGATATTATGCAAGGTGTAAAAGAAGGAGACATAGGTCAGACTGCAATGGGTATTGGAAGTTTAGCTCTTGGTACACCTTTAGCATCAAGAGGTTTAAGACTTGCAGGTGGACAAAGAACTTTAAAATCTAAATTTCCGCAAACTTCTGCAGCAATGCAAACTACTGGTAAAGAATTCTCAAAAAGAATTCCCAAAGGAACGACAGCAGTTGGTCTTGGTGGAATAACAGGAGGTATTTTGTTAGGTGATAAATCTCCTGCAGAAGAACAAGTATTGGGAGAACCAGTAGCATTTAAAGTTAAAGATGTTTTAAATGCTGTTGAATCAGATAAAGCAAACATTGGTAAAGTAACAGTTATTGATGGTAAAGAAATTGTAATTGGATCTCCAGATTATAAAAAAATTGCACAACAAAAATTAGATGAAGCTTACAAATCAGAGCAGGCAGCAGGAACAACTCCTACGGCTACAATAGATCAAATCTCTGATGTGTTTAAGTTTGATAACACAACTACAGGAGGAGCTAATATTACAAATGAGGCAGCTTTACCTAAAGTGAATAAAGAAACAGATTTAAGTGAAGGTGAAATACAATTTTTAGCAGATAAACAACAAAAAGATGCTGATAAAGGTGCTATGATTAAAAATAAAATGGCAAAAAGCAAAGAGGCTGATGAGTTTAATGCATTCTACGATAGAATTACAAACCTTACAGGTGGTAACGATCAAACAAGCAACTTGTTATTATTAAAATTAGCATCTGGCTTGATGTCAGGTAAGACAGCACAAACAGGTGTAAGAGGATTTTTAGATGTTGCAGGTCAGGCAGGTTCAGGTGTAGCTGATACAGCTTTAGCATTATTTGCAAAAGAACAAGATAGAAGAAAAGACTTAGCTGTTGCATTTTTAAAAGCAAAAGAAAAACAAGGAACATTAGGAATTGCAGCTGATAAAGAAAGAAGAACTGTTGTAGTTAGAGATCCAAGTTTACCTTTTGGTGCAAGAACTGTACAGATTGGAACTGATAAGAAAACAGGTTTAGATGTAATGTTTGTACCTACACCTGATGGTTCAGGCACTATGGCTGTACCTATGAAGTATACTGAATACACACCTGTAAAAGTTTCACCAGCTAGATTAGATAAAATGAGAAAACAATTATCTAGTATTGAACAAGGATATAAATTTACACAAATTGTTGATGCATTACCTAAAGAAGCATTTGGTTTAACTGCAAAAGGTAAATTAGCATTTGAACAAGTTACAGGTGCTCTCGGAGATACCTTTGAGCTTTTAGGTATAGGTGATGTAGGTAGCGTGAGTTCAGCAACTGATGCAGAAATAATTGATTTAATTACATCAGACAAGATAGATGACGCTGGTAATGTGGTTGCAAGCACAGAAGCTGAAAGAAAAGAAACAGAAAAAGTAGTTCAAGATTATAAAAAAGAAGTACGATCAATTATGGATGGTGCTAAAACAAAAGATGGTGAATTAGATAATATTACTAGAGCTAGACTTATTGAAGTTAGAATGAAATATATTCTTGCTAATGCAAACAAATCAGAGGACAGATTGACTAGAGCAGACGTACAAGATGCTGCTGAATCTACAAGAATATTAGGTGTGTTTACTGGTGAGGATGTTGTTAAATCATCTTACAAACAATTAGCAAAAGATTTAGAAGCACAATTTTTAAGATTATCTAAAAACTACATTGAGGCTGGCGGTAGTGAAGACTTTTTATTAAGTTTTACTCAAATGCCTTATATAAGTAATATTTATGCTCAAAGAGCAAACCAAAATCTACAAGCAAATATTGCACAAAACCAAGAACAGATATTGGGGACAATTGAATAATGGCTACAATACAGGAACTGCAAAAAAGGTTAGATGATAAAACATTTGACCCAACGAAACTTAATGATGATCAACGAGCTGCTGTTGATTTAGCATTTCAATCAGGTCAATTAAAAGGATATAGTTCCGTAGCAGAAGTAGAAAAAGAAAGAAACATTGGAGCAGCGTTAGTTGCTAAAGAAAAAGAAAAGAAAGCAGATCCTTTTAAAACAGCAACTGAAGGTATTTTTCCATTCACCGGTGAAGGTGTAGAAAGATCAGATTTAGAATTAGCTGGAGATGTAGTTGGTAGTGGTGCAGTATATATTAAAGACATGCCTAAAATTGTTAGTGCGTTTGCGAGAGATCCTTCAGCAGGATATGGTGCTGATAAGTTAAGAGCCGCAGCAACAAACTTTGATAAATATGAAAAAGCATTACAAAGATTACCAGTCATAAGAAATGTAAAAATTTTAAGTAAGACTGCAAGAGCTTTAGGAAAGTTTGTAGATGGTTTTAGAACTGTTGGTGCAGCACCCACACAATTAATTACAACAGAAGTAAAAGCACAACTTGCAGGTTCAGTTGGAGCAGGTGCAGGTTCTGTCTTATATGATATGGCTAATGTTGCAACAGATTTTGAAACAGCAGCAAACAATGATTTAGGTGATATATCCAACAATGATATAAAAAAATTACCTTATGCACAACAAGTATTAGTACATTCTGCAGAAGCTATGCGTAATGCATTATTTTTTAATTTAGCTGGATCATCTTTAGGACCTATACTAGCTCATACATTAAGAGGTATGAAAGGTATTGTAGGTTTAGGTAAAGAATCAAAAGAACTAACAGAAGCCGCAGCTAAAAGAAATATTCAACTAAGTGCATCTACAGTTGCTCAAACAGAAAAGTTTGGTGGTAAGATTGTTCAAGGTTTTGAGAAAACATTTGGGGTATTTCCCTTTGCTAACATATTTGCAAAGAAACAAAGAGCTGCAGTAGAGAAACAATTGTTTAGTAGATTCTTAGATGAGGTAGTTACTAAAGCTCCATTAGAACAAGTTGGTATGCTTCAATATCAATTCTTACCAGCTATGCAAAGAAACTTTTTAGACTTTAACAAAACAATACAAACACAGTTTAAAACTTTAGACAACATTATTGATACAATGAATAACCCACAGTTTATTCCAACACAAAGTGTTAAGAAAGTTGCTCAAGATTTTATGGAAAGATTTGAACTTAGTTTACCTAGACAATTTGTAGGTAAAACTACACCTGATACAGGTATTCCTGAGTATACAGCGCAAAGAATGAAAGACTCTGGATTTGATGACACGTTAATTGATGTCATTAATAAAATTAGAACTATGGATGATCAAATTAAACCAAGTGAATATCAAGGGTTGATGAGAGTATTAACTAGATCGTTAGCTACTACAAAGATGAGAGACCCCTCTCAAATTGCTTTTTCATTAAGGACTGCATTCAAAGAAGATTTTAATAAAGTAGCAAATCCAGATAATATACAAGGTTATTTAGCTAGTTCAAACTTTAAATCACAATATGATGACATTTTAAATTCTACTGGTAAAGAAGCAGCAGATGAGTTTGCACAAAAAACTATAACTAAAATGAATGACTTTGGTGAACAACTAGAAACTGCAAATAGATATTTTAGCACAATTGTTGGTAAGTTTGATACACCTACAGCTAAAAGAATTATTAATGGTTCAGCAAATATTTTTTCTGTTAAAGGTATGTTAAACAATCTGCCAGTCAAAGTAACAGGTGACCAAATGTGGAGCAGAGTATTACACCAAGAATTTTCTAAAGGATCTGCGGATGGTATTAAAGAACTAAGATATTTATTTGGTACAGATAATCCTAATTTTAAAGAGGGTGTTGAATTATTTAATAGAGCAAGATCAAGATATCTTTGGGATGCATTCATGAAATCATTTGAGAAGCAACCAAACATGGTAGGTAAAACTATTGCAGATAGATTAGCCGATGCAGAAAGATTAGGAGCTGTTCAATATAAAGGTTATGAAGAAATATTTGACGCTGCAGGAACAAAATCATTAGAACAAGTAACTAGAGTTGATCCTGTAATGGCGCAAAGATATAAAATTGGAGAAGTAGACGCTAGAGATCTTATGATAAAAGCGGGTGAAGCAGGTAACTTTAATATTAAAAAATTCAGAGAAGCTATGGGATATACAGACGAAGCATCAAAAGAAGCTTCAATGGCTAAGTGGACTGAAATGTTTGGCGGTGGTGCTCAAGGTAAAGCCGCAGCTAATGATTTAAGACAGATGATTGATATTCTTGATAAGGAATATGGAAAATTAATATCTGACTCACAACAGTTCATTATGAGAAGATTAATTCTACAAGGTGGTGCGGCGGGTGCCGCAGGTGCTTTTGTAATTGGGGGTGGTTCGATTGCTGCCGCTATACCTTTTGCATTGTTACTTGGTTCAGGTGGATATTTATTATCAAGTCCAAAGGCACTAAAGCTAATGCTTGATGTTTATTCTGATTTAGAAAGATTTGATAAACTAGGTAAGGTTGTAAGTCCAACTAATATGCCTAAATCTATGTTTAGATTATTGAACTGGGCTGCAGAAGAAGATAAAGATTTTCCTGATGTAGACCCTAAAAAAATTGATTTTGAAGAAGTAACAGATTATCTGATAAATAAAAATATAAAAGTACCTGCACTAGGTTTTAGCACTAATGCTTTTCCTAAAAAAATAAAAGATGAATTGTTTCCAGAACAAAATGTAATTAAAAACAGTTCACAAGCAGAAGATGTATCAGGAGTAAATTTTTTAGTGGGTAATGATAAAGGTGGTCAAACTGCAAACGCAGTAGTCAATTTTCAACCACCTGCAAATACAATGAGCACTACACCTGCATACCAAGGTCTTGTAGATCCAAGGTTTTTACAAACACAAAACATTCAAAGCATACAACCTATACAAGCAAACCAATTTAAAGCATTGTTTCCAAATGATCCTTTGAGTCAGGCAATTGCAGAAAGAGGACAACAATAATGCCTAAAAAATCTGCATTACAAAAGATAGAGCATCATGAAAGAATTTGCAGATATATGCAAAAACAAACATTTGAAAGAATAGATAGAATGGAAGCTAGAATTGCTAGAATGGAAAAATTTATTATATGTGGTTTAGGTGCAATTCTTTTAGCTGTACTTTCAAATCATATGTAGTATAGATCTCGGATGAAGATTATCCGAGAAGAAAACAAATTCACAATTACAGATTATAAGTGGGATAATAAATACTCTTATAGTAATTACTTTCGAGACGATGACCACGGACCAAGAACCTACAAAGTAGGAGAAAAGAAAGTCCCTTCTGTTACTACTATATTAAAAGCTACAGAGTCTGAAGATAAGAAAGCAGGGCTAGATGCTTGGAGAGAAAGAGTAGGTCATCAAGAAGCTCAACGAATCATGAATCAGGCAGCGACCCGGGGCACTGAAATGCACTATGTACTAGAAAATTACATAAATGGCGTAGGATACTTCAATTTATCAAAAGAGGGTGCTCAGGCCAGGTTAATGGCTCATAGGGTCATAGAGGACGGCTTAGGCCCTTTAAAGACTATATATGGGAGTGAGGTAAACCTAGCATATGAAGATAGATGGGCTGGTTCTACAGATTTAGTTGGTATTTTTGATGATAAACCCACTATAATTGACTTTAAACAATCAAATAAACCTAAACGAGAAGAGTGGATTGAAGATTATTATTACCAAATTGCAGCATATAGTTTAGCACATAAGAAGCAACATGGCGAGATCTTGCAAGGTTTCATAGCTGTATGCACTAAAGATTTATTATTTCAAGGTTTTAAGATGGATCAATCGAAGTTATCTGAGTATGAAGATAAATGGTTTAAAAAAGTAGAACAATATTACTCTACTTTAGCCACTTCTTAACTTCTTCTCCTAAAGTTTCTGCTGAGAGTTTTAATTTTTTATCTAATGCATTCACTATAAATTCATCAATTGTATTCTCTGCGATCAGATCAATATAGGTTACATTTTTGTCTTGACCAATTCTATGAGCCCTGTCTTCACTTTGTTCACGAACTTCCAAGTTATACGAATTACTGAAATACACCACATAAGAAGCAGATGTAAGGGTGAGACCATAACCACCAGTGGAAGGATTCCCAACAAAAAAACGGCAGCTATTATCATTCTGAAACTTGGAGACAGCTTGTTGCCTATCTTCCGTTGAAACTTCTCCAAAAATCGAAACCACAGAGTTAGCACCGTACTTCTCCTTCAGTTTATTAATAATAGTTTTTATATTTTGTACATAATTAGCCCATATTATAAACTTACCTTCAGTGTCTTCCAATATCTCCATTAATTCTTTTAACTTTGGACAATCATCAAATACATTTATTGTGCCATCATCAGCTTTGACAAAACCATTTGCTACCTGGTGTAGACGCAATATTTCTGTAAGTTTATTAGCAAAACTAACCTCATCTTGGTTAATAGTTGCATAGGCAAACTTCTTCAACCTATTGTAAACTTCTTGTTGTTTAGGGGTCAGATTTATTTTTCTTACGGTATATAGTTTATCAGGTAAATCTAGACAATCTTTTTTCCTTACTCTAAATGAGAAAGTTTTTAATTTGTCAGTCAATTCATCTAAATTTGTGTAATATTTAGGAAATAGCATTTGTCTACCACCCATTTCAATCTGTTGCATAACTGCATATCTAGCTCTAAATGTAAAAAACGAATCAAAACCTAATAATTGTGGACTTAAGAACTCACATTGTGTATATAGATCTAATGGAGATTTTGTTATTGGTGATCCTGTTAGGATTCTTCGGTAGTCTGCTAGTTTCCCTAATTTACAAATGTTTCGTGTTCTTTTCGCTGATCGGTTTTTTATTGTGGTGGATTCATCTAGAATCATCAGATGACGACAGTTCTTTCTAGTTAATAAAGATTTTAATTTCTCTACACCAGACTTATGTGATAAAGCTTCAACATTAATTAAAAACCATTTCAAAGCTCTTTCAGGATGTCGTGTCATATCACCATAAATACTTTTATCTTTATGTACATGAATAACATTAGCATCACTATGTTTTTGTATTTCATCAATCCAATTTCTATAAACTGAGTTTGGCGCAATCACTATTACCCAATCAATCCACATATTTCTTTTCATAAAAGCAGCATTATCAATTGCAACTTTTGTTTTACCTGTACCCATTTCCATAAAATATGCATAATCCATATGCATTCCACCTGCATTGAGAGCATCCCTTTGATGTTGAAAAGGTTGTGTTTTGTAGTTGTATTTCATTTATCCCATCAATATATTTTTTTCTTGACTTAGTCAAATTATTAATTTACATGGCAATCAAGGAGGTCGTTATGGACTTAGAAGCACTGTCGAAAAATATAACAATCGACACATCAGCATCTCAAGAGATTGCTGAACTCTGCAATAAGTTATTGGACATCCAGAAGGAAGTAACAACGTTAGAAGATCAGCTTAAAAAGAAAAAAGCAGAAGAGTTGAAACTTTCTGAGCAGGATATCCCAAACTTAATGCAAAAGACTGGTGTAAGTTTACTTAAACTTACCGATGGTTCATCTGTAGAGATAAAACCATACTATGGTGCAAGGATACCTGCATCGAGAACTGACGAGGCTTTTGATTGGCTCCGTGAAAATAATCATGGGGACTTAATTAAAAATAACGTAACATTAACCTTTGGTAGAAATCAAGACAATGAAGCAAAATCAATTGTTGACGATTTAAGAAATAAAGGTCATAATGTTAAACAAGCCGAAAAGGTAGAACCGATGACTCTTAAAGCGTTTGTTCGAGAACAAATCGAAAAAGGGAAAGACGTGCCTGCCGATTTATTCGGTGTTTATGTAGCAACAAGAACCAAGATCACAACGAAGGAGTGACCAT